GAGAACATCTACACACTGCCGCAAGAAGTGGCCAGTGTGCGTCAGGTATTTCGCAGAACTTTTGGCAACAGCACCGGACCATTTGCGTCAAACTTTGATCCATTTGCGCAGGCCAGTCTCAATGTGTATCTCATGAACTTTAACGTGGCTGGTGGACTGGCCACTTATGATTTTTACACACAGTATGTTGAATTGGCTGGCCGCATGTTCGGTGCCTACATGAACTACACATGGAACCCTGTAACCAAAAAATTACAAATCATTCGTGATCCCAAAGGATCAGGCGAAAATGTTCTGCTGTGGGTATACCAGCTTAAGCCTGAAATTCAACTGTTGGCCGACTATCAGTCTGGACAGTGGATCCGTGACTACATGCTGGCCAACTGCAAAATGATCATAGGCGAAGCTCGTGAAAAATTTGCTCAAATTGCTGGTCCACAGGGCGGCACACAGCTTAATGGTGCAGCACTGAAAACTGAAGCCAAAGAAGCCATGGCTGACCTAATTGAGCAACTGAAAAACTATGTGGATGCCAGCCAGCCCCTGACTTGGGTCATTGGCTAATTGACAACTGCGCTGAATTTTGCTATAATAGCAAAATGGACGTGATGCTTGACATAGAGGGCCTGGGCACTGGCCCAGATACCACTATTCTTACAATTGCTGCGCAGGGGTTTGACCCCTTGGGCAATGGCTACTACAGCGAACACAGTTTCTATGTGCGTGTGGATTTAGAAAGTCAAGCAAATCGCAGCATACAAGATGGCACCATTGACTGGTGGGCCACTCAACCCGCGGCAGTGCGCGAAGAAGCTTTCAGTGAGCAAGACCGTGTGTCACTTAGCGTAGCACTGGACGGCCTTACAAAAATTGTTTGGAAAGCTCGCAGAGTATGGGCTCAAGGCCCCACGTATGACATGACCATACTGGAGCATGCCTACAAAAGTCTCAACAAAGCTTTGCCCTGGCAGTATTATTCGGTGCGTGATTCGCGTACTGTGTTTGGCTTATGGCCTGGGCTTGAAGCCCCACCAGCCACTCACAATGCACTGGAAGATTGTCGCAGACAAATCTCCATGCTGCAAGACACACTTAAATACCTCAACATCAAGGAACTGCGATGATCATTGGAATCTGTGGATTTATTGGCTCAGGCAAAGATACCATTGCTGACTATCTTGTGAACTTTCACGGTTTTAGACGCGAAAGTTTTGCCAACAGTTTGAAAGACGCTGTGGCACAGGTTTTTGGTTGGGATCGTACCATGCTGGAAGGCCGCACCACACAGGCCCGTGAATGGCGTGAGCAAGTTGATGTCTGGTGGGCTGAACGTCTGTCAATGCCACATTTGACTCCGCGCTGGATTTTGCAGTACTGGGGCACTGAAGTTTGCCGACGAGCTTTTCACGATGACATATGGATTGCAGCGCTGGAAAACAAGCTGCGCAACAGCGCGGATCACGTGGTGATTTCAGACTGTAGATTTCCCAATGAAATTCAAGCCATTAGAAATGCTGGTGGGCAGGTGATCAGAGTGGTGCGTGGACCTGAACCTGAATGGTACCAAGATGCAGTCAATGTCAACGAAGGTAGAGGCAACATGAGCTGGATGATCAGTAAGGAACGCCTCAAAACTCAAGGCATTCATGCCAGTGAAACCAGCTGGGTGGGCACTGAGTTTGATGCAGTGTTAGACAATAACGGCACCCTGGATCATTTGTATCAGCAAGTCATGCGTCTGGTGCAAGATCTCCCGGGCGCCACGGCAAGTCACTCCTAGACACTTCTTCCACACAGTTCTTACAGATCGATTTGAGATTTTTTATATGCACATTGTTCAAATCGCCGTCTACATGATATACCAGAATCTGCGCTGAATATCTGGCCTTAAAGCCACAGCGATCACACTGCATTTTTTTCTTATAGCCCGCTTGTTCCCAGCGGGCTTGTCTCTTTTTGAGCCCACGACCTTTGCGTTGGCAAGTTTCACATCTGGATCGATAGTGCGTTACGCCTTCGCGAATGTAATTCACTGCACAGGGTCTTTGATCACAGGCTTGGCAAACGGGGCGCATGGCAATATTTAGTGCTAGGACCTTTGCCAAAGGGCACTCAACTCCATGGTTTTTGGCATTTGCCTATAAATATCTACAACTTGAAAAGGAACCCATTATGGCACTAGTATCTCCTGGCGTAGAAGTCACAGTAATTGACGAGAGTCAATACATCCCTTCAGCCGTCAACACAGTCCCTTATTTCTTGGTGGCCACAGCACAAAACAAAGTCAGCAGTGACGGTGTAACAGTTGCAGCTGGTACCCTGGCAGCCAACGCCAACAAAACTTATCTCATAACCAGTCAGCGAGACCTTGCTGCCACATTTGGTGTACCGTTCTTTTACAATACCACAACTGGCACACCAATCAATGGTTACGAGCTCAACGAGTATGGCTTGCTGGCTGCTTACAGTGCGTTGGGTGTGTCAAATCGTTGCTATGTACAACGTGCCGACATTGATCTTACCGAACTCACAGCCAGTTTGAGCCGTCCAGTGGGTCAGCCCGACGATGGCACTTTCTGGCTTGATGCATCTTCCACATTGTGGGGTATTCAAGAGTGGAATCAGACCAACAACACGTTTACTGTAAAAACCCCCTTGGTGTTAACCAGCAGTTCCGAAGTTGACATCACCAACGTTCCACTGCCCAGTGTGGGCAGCATTGGTGATTATGCTATTGTAGCTACTACAACATTTCTGACTGGCTACTATAAGAATACCAGCAACGATTGGGTGCTGGTAGGCAGTGATGACTGGAAACAGTCATGGCCCACTGTGCAAGGCAGCAATGCACCCGCCAGTCTAACTGCCAATGCAAATCTTTTGATTAACGATATTCTTTTTACAGTGCCTGCTGGTACTCCAACAGTGGCAGGCTTGGCCGCAGCTATCAATGCTGCCCCACCAACTGGTGTGTCGGCTGGTGTAGTAAGTGGCAAACTCTATTTGTATGCTGACAGCACAGCCAGTAACGACAATTCTACTTTGACTAACAACGGTATTATTGCAATTGATCCAGGACCAAATAGTGGCACAGCCTTGCTAACTGCTTTGGGAATTACCAGTGGCGAATACGCTGCACCTGAATATTTGGCAAGTTACAGTTATCAGGCCCCTCGTTGGAGAACCACTGATACACAAGGTGGTCGACCAACTGGATCAGTTTGGAACAATCTCAGCACTGCCAATAACGGTATGAATTTGGTAATAAAAAAATACAGCACTACGCTGGGAACTTTTGTAACTCAACCCTGTCCAATTTATTCTAGCGACAATGCTGCCATTTATGCACTTGACCCAGCTGGTGGTGGCAAAAATATTCCAGTTGGTACAACTTATGCAAGATGGCGAGCCAACTTTTTCCAAACCACACCGTTGAGTACTATGTGTTTTGAAATCTATGAGCGCGCCATCCGTGGTGTCACCGTGGTAACAGGCAGTACAGTTCCAACAGGCAATGCGTTCACTCCAGGCAGCACTTTTTCAATGTCATCAACTGACGTAGGAACCGATGCTGGCCAAGGCCCTGTAACAGTGACCATAGGCGGCACAGGATCAGTTGGCGACTTTTTGTCAGCAGTGTCCGCAGTGGCAATGCCATATGTGTCAGCCAGTTTAAACACCGCAGGTAACATTGTGTTTACACACAGTGCAGGCGGCAGTATCCAACTGCAAAATACCAGTGGATCACCAGTCACTATCGCTGGATTTACTACCTCTACACCTTATGTGCGTCAGAGCAATACTTCTGCAACAGCAGTGGTATTGAGTTATTTTGTTACTGAGCCAACATTTACATATTCAACAAATGACGTAGCACCTGATCAAGATCCTGCCAATGGACGCTTGTGGTACTACAGCACTGTGAGCGATGTTGATATCATGATTCAAGACAATGGATCATGGCAAGGTTATCAAAATGTCAACAATGATGTTCGTGGTTATGATTTGACTGTGACCAATCCTGACGGGCCCATCATTGCTGCCACTGAACCCACTGAGCAAACTGATGAAACACCACTAGAATACGGTGATCTATGGGTTGATACTAGCGACTTGGAAAACTATCCCAAACTTTATCGTTGGGAAATTGTCAACAATGTAGATCAATGGGTAGAAGTCAATACCACTGATCAGGTCACAGAAAATGGTATCTTGTTTGCAGATGCTCGTTGGGCACCCAATGGCACTACAGACCCTGTGGCCGATGCTTATCCTACAATTGTGAGTTTGCTCACAAGCGATTATTTGGACCTTGATGCTCCAGATCCAGCGCTGTATCCACAAGGCATGCTGTTGTTCAACACACGTCGTAGTGGCTACAACGTCAAGCGTTTTGCCAGCAACTATTTGACCGAAGCCAACTTCCCAGATATTCCAACCTGGGTAACACAGTCTTATCCTACAGTGACCAATACCTGGATCACTGCCAGTGGTAACCGTGACAATGGTGCCATGTGGTCAGGCCGTCTGGCTCAGCGTCAGCTGATTGTTGCAGCATTGAAATCAGGCATTGACACCAGTTTGGCAGCACGTGAAGAACAAAATCAGTTTAACATTGTGGCTACACCAGCTTATCCTGAACTCACATCCAACATGATTGCACTCAGCAACGAGCGCAACAACACACTGTTTGTTGTGGCTGACACACCCATGCGACTAGATTCTAGTGGCAACAGTTTGGTGGAATGGGCTACGAATAACAACGGTTTGGGTCTGCTCACTGAGGATGGTAACAATGCAACCAGTAACTATGCAGCGGCATTCTATCCCAGCTGCCAGACCACTGATCTAAGTGGCAACACTGTGGTGCAGCCTCCCAGCCACATGATGGTACGCACTATTTTACGCAGTGACGCTGCCAGCTATCCATGGTTTGCACCAGCCGGCACACGTCGTGGTGTGATTGACAATGCCAGCGCCATTGGATACATTGATGCTACCACTGGCGAGTTCCAGCAGATTGGTGTAAGTCAGAGCGTGCGCGATATCTTGTATGAGCGCAATATCAACCCAATCACGTTTATTCCAGGTATCGGTATCACAAACTTTGGTAACAAAACTACCACTGTTACAACCACTGCACTGGACCGCATCAATGTGGCACGTTTGGTGGCATTCCTACGCGGCAGATTGGAAGAAATTGGCAAACTGTACTTGTTTGAACCCAATGACGAAATTACTCGCAATGAGATTCTCAACAGTTGCAACAGTTTGATGATTGATTTGATCGCTAAACGAGCAATCTTTGACTATCTGGTGGTGTGTGACTTGAGTAACAATACTCCGGCCCGTATTGATCGTAACGAATTGTGGGTGGATATTGCCATTGAGCCAGTCAAGGCCGTGGAATTTATCTATATTCCGCTGCGTATCAAGAACACTGGAGAAATCTCAGGAGCAGCCTAATCAAAAACCTGGGGTCAAAAATTTGGCCTCAGGGTTAGGTAAATAAACATATAGGAGATAACAAATGGCAAGTGCATCACTAAACAAAATGACAGTCCCGTTGGGCAGCGGTCAAAGCAGCCCAGTTCAGGGTCTGTTGATGCCAAAACTAAAGTATCGCTTTAGAGTGTTCTTTGAGAATTTTGGAGTGTCAACCCCAACTACAGAATTGACCAAACAGGTGGTCAGTATTGGTCGTCCCAATCCAACATTTGAAGAAATTTCAATTCCAGTTTACAACTCCACTGTCAAACTG